TGCGCGGCGGCTGCCTGCTGCGCGGTGCGCTGCTCGGCCATCGCCTGCTGCTGGGCCTTCTTGCCGCTCTCGCCTGCGGAGATCGCGTAGCCCGTGCCGGCGGCCGCGGTTGCCGCGCCGATGGCAGGGAGCGCAGATCCGATGGCCGCGCCCAGGCCGCCGGCGGTGCCGCCCGCGAGGCCGGCCGCGCCTGCCGCAGCGCCGAGGCCGGCACCGATGGCGCCGAGCGCGCTGCCGATGGCCGAGATGATGAACCGCCGCTCATGGCGGGCGGTCAGGTCGCGGTGGCGTCGCAGCGAGTGTCCTTCCATCACAGTCCTTTCGTGAACGTCCGTTCGGTGATCCTGTACCCGAGCCTCGTCAGGATGCGCTCCGCCGCGCTTTCCCCTTCGAGGACGATGTCCGACATGCAGATGGCTTTCGCGCCTTCTTCCTTGGCCCAACGCTCGAATTCTGCCAGCATCCGCACGCCTTCAACTCGTCCTCGGACATCTTCGTCCATCCACCACGACGTCTCGAGTGCGACTCTGGCGCCGGGGCTGAACCAGACTGGCTGGAGAATTGCCGCCAGGAAGCCGCGAGGAACGCCGTCAACTTCCGCCACCCACACACGACCATGCTCGAAGACAGCGCCGATGGCGGCTCGCATGTCCTCGTGAGTGGGCGAAAGTGCTGCTGCATAGCGGGTGCCTGCGAAGAACCGTTGTCCCATCGCGGCGATCACGTCGAGATCGTCCGCAGTCGCGAGCCTTACGGGCATGACTGTATTCCTCCCATCATCGGTTACGGGTACTCACCGCATCTCGGAGTACGGGTCGTACTCCTTGGGCTTCGGGTCGAGCCGCTCGCGCACTTCGCGTGGCAGCATCTTGGCGACCGGATAGGCGAAGGTGAGCGCGAGGGCGTCCGCGATGTCCGGGCTGCCGCCGCCCTGGAGCCGCTTCTTGATCTCGTCCTTAGACTCGAGGACGCGCTTGCCGACCGCGTCGTACCAGTACATCGGGGTGGACAGCTCCTGCGCGAGGGTCGTGTCCTTGGGGATGCTGCCGCCGTTCTCGAGCCATTCCTTGACGGCCCACCACATCTCGGTGCGCTTGTTGACGAACAGGTTCGGGAACGTGGCCTTGCCGCCGAAGGGCACCTCGGTGACCTCGTAGCCGAGCTGGCGCAGGCGGTCGATGACGCCTGAGCCGGCGCCTGCGTCGATGAACACGGCGTCCGGGTCGCGGTCCTCGATGAGGCTGGCGACGATGGCCGCGAGGTTCATGTTGTCGATCCCCTGCCGGATGACTGGCTCCTCCATCCGCAGGCCCTGGCGCAGGACGATTACGCTGCGGTCGTCACCGAACCTGGCCGGGTCCACGCCGATCACGAGCGGGAACTCGAGGACGTCGCCGTCCGGGTAGCGGCGGCTGGCGGCGGCGTCTGCCTCGGACAGGCTGATGAGCTGGTCATCGCCGGCGGCGCTGAAGTCGCAGAGGTACTCGCGGGCGAACGCCTGCTCGGGCATGTCGCGCTGGAGGCGTGCGACCTCCTCGGCGTCGAGCGCGTCCGTGTCGTGGACCGTGTACCTCGCCGCATACCAATCGGGCAGGGAGCCTGCCCGGTAGAACAGCTCGCTGAACAGGTTGATCCCGGCGGGGGTGCCGATGAACATGGCCCAGCCCTTGCGGTCGGACAGGGCCGGCTGGAGGATGTCGTTCCAAACCTCGGGCTTGATCTGCGCGACCTCGTCGATGACGCAGCCATCGAGGCGCACGCCGCGCAGGGCGTCCGGGTTGTCGCCGCCGAACAAACGGATCGTGGCCTTGTTGTGCTTGAACGTAACGGCCAGGTCGGCCTCGTTCACTTCGACCGCCCCGGTCCGCAGGAACGGGTCGATCTTCTGCTTCAGGCGCGCCCAGGCGATGGCCTTGGCCTGCTTCAGGAACGGAGCGACGTATACGAAGAACCCCAGTTCATCGTTGAACTTGACCGCCCGGTGCAGCAGCTCCATGAGCGCGAGCTCGGTCTTGCCGGCGCGTCGGTGCAGGGCGAGCACGGTGAAGCGGCGGCGCTCGAGGTGGCACTTGCGCTGCCACGCCCTGGGCTCGTAGCCGAGCCGGATCGTCTCAGGCATCCGGGACGCCGGTGATGACGTTCAGGACGATGCCGCCGCCGTGGTCCACGGCGACCTTCTCGCCGTACTTGGCGGGGTTTGCCATGCGCAGGATCTTGAGCTTGGTGTCGATCTGGTACCGACGCCAGGCTGCCTGCACGGGAGTTTCCGGCTCGATGTCCGCGATCTCACCGCACTGCTCGAACATGGCATCGAGCCCGGACTCGCGTGCTTCCCTGTAGCGTTGCGCAAATTCGGGGTCAGCCTGTATCCATCGATGCACAGTCACGCGGTCGGGCTTGCCTTCTCGGCTGGAGAACGCGGTGAGGGTCTTGCCTTGCGCAAGCCACGTAAGCACTTCGCTAGCAAGCGGTTCAGGCGCCTTGGTCAACGCCGGCCGCCCGACCTTCCGGCGCACGACGAGGTCGCCGCCAGGCGGTGGGGACTGCGGAGCGGCGCTGGTAGCGGGCGATCTTCGCGACCGTCTGCCAGCGGAGGGAGAGGTGCTTGGCGATGCGACGATAGCCCCATCCACGGTCTTCGTGGAGCACGCGGATGAGGGTGACGGTTTCGTCCGTGATCGTGGCATTGTGGTGCGTCTGGCCGACGCGGCGGCCGTTATCGTCGTAAGCGACGAGGGTGGTCACTTCTTCCGCCGGCCCTTTGCGCGGACGTCGGCGCGGTTGAACTTCTTGGCGACCTTCATGGGGACGCCGACCTTCTTGGCGAAGGCGCGGGAATGGGCGGCGGCTGCCATGAGGCGGCGCTGGGCGGGTGACTTGCTGGGCATGGTCAGGAATCCTTCAGGACGAGCCGGAGGTCGAATCCGGCCTCGTGGGCGATCTTGAGCACGGAATCGAACGTGGGGCGTCTGCGCCCGATTACGGGGGCATTGGAGAGGAGGCACTGCACGGTATGTGCTCGGAGTGCGCCCTGGGCCTCGAGGCGGCGTGCGAGTGCGGAGCGCGTGGTTCCCTTGTCGGTCACGGCCTGCGTGATCGCCGCCTTGAAGTCCTCATACGAACGGATATGCATTGCCCGCAGTATATCACTGCGAGGTGATGACTTCACCGAAATCCTCGGCGGTTGCCGGCCAGATGATCCTAGGGGTGCCTGGGCCGAGGTAGTTCTGCTCGATGCGGTCGGTGACGAAGCAGCGTGCCTCGGCCATGGTCATGTTCTCGTTGTCGCGCAGGCGTGCGGCGATCATCTCGGCGCTGTATACGGCGACGGGTATGCAGTTCTCCTCGTCGGGGCGTGGGTACATGATCCCGAGGAGGCAGTCATCGAACTGCGCCAGGAGGATGGGGTTGTGCTTCGGTCTGCGCCTTCCCGCCATGCGGGCGATGCTACAAAGCGTTCGTTTCGTTTCGCATTTCGCAATGAAACGATGGTTTTTCAGGACGCTCGCCTGCCTCGCCGGCGGTCGCGCAGCGTTTGGACCATCAGACTCAGGACGCGATTGGTCTGCGGGTCAATACCGTAGTGTTCCTTGGCGGCCTTGATTTCCTCGGGCGTGGCGGTGGCGAGGATCTCGTCTGCCTCGCGCTCCCATGCGGCGGTTTCGGCCTCGGTCGGGCCGCGTGTCTCGTCGATGTAGCGCTTCGTGCGCTCGACCACGTGCTGGCCGGGGTTCCCGTGCCCGGTGATCTTGCAGTATTCCTGGTGGATCGCGGCGAGGTCCGGGACGCGGCTGCGCTTGAGGCGGTTGTTGTCCATGCACAGTCGCAGCTTCTCCTGGTCGAGGTGGCACCATCGGCTGTTGATGAGGCCGGCCTCGGCCTCGGTCGGCTTCCAGCGGGGCCAGAGGGAAACCATGTAGCGCTTGTTGTCTGCCCACGTGATCTGGTCGTTCATGGCCTGCCTTTCAGAATGGGGTCCAGTTCGGGTCTGCTTCTGCTTCTTGGCGGCGTCGCCGCCGGCCCCCCTTCAGGGGGGCTATAGGGGGTGAGTTCTCTTTAGAGTTCCCTTTAGAGTTAGGGGGCCGCTGTGGCACCATCGGAGGGGCCGCTGTGGCACCACCCAGGGGCCGCTCAGGCACCACTGGTGCCGCTGTGGCACCACCCATGACCACGGTGTAAGTCAGGGACACACGGTCGTGATGGGTCGCCAGGATGCCCTTGGCGCGCAGGTCGGCCACGGCACGCTTCACGGTGCGGACGCCCAGGCTGGTCAGCATGGCAAGCCGGCGCTGGCTCGGGAAGGCGGTCTGCCCGTGGGACGCGATGGCGACGAGCACCAGCTTCTGCACGCCCGTGAGGCCGCGCAGTTCAAGGATTTCGGTCGTGATAGGTCGCGCCATCCGTGCGTCACATGACCGGGGCAGGGCGGGGAGCGGCTGCACACTGACCCGCCCTGCCCACGGTCGTTTGGTTGTTGAGCAGTTGCAGCCGCTCTTGCGCCCCATGGTAACGACCGGATTCCGGCGGTCAAGCCTTGACTTCCGCGAAATGCCGGGTTACCGTTCCCGCGTCAGGCGCGGCTCTCTGACGAGGCAGAGCGGCAAGTCGCCGCCGAGCGCGTCGCGACCTGACTGAACCCCCGGAAGCGCGGCCTGGTTGACGCAAGTCCCGGGCCGCGTTTCGTTTCGGGCGTGTGACAAACTGATGACACTTGTCAACAAGTGTGGTGACTTTGTCACATGACTAGTTTGCTGGTCAGGTGGGCAGCGCCAGGTCTTAGCCTGGCCTGCCCGATGGCGGAATGCGTTTGCTACACCAAGGGTGCGCTGCACCGGGCCGTGCCTCGCGGCCTTTCTGCC